ATCATCGCCACCGCAGCCCGTGCGGTGCCACAGTACGGATTCCTCCCCCTGGAGCTCGTCTACAAGGAACGAGCCGGAGATCACGAAGATGAACGGATGTCCTCGCAGTACGATGACGGCCTCATAGGATGGTCCAACCTGGCTTACCGTGCTCCTGACAGCGTTTTTCATTGGGATTACGATCCCCAGGACGTAACCCGTCTATTGGGTTTCACCCAGCTGGCAGCACCGGATTACAAAACCACATTCATCCCCATCCAGAAGATCCTCCTCCTCAGATCAGACCCCGGCAAGGACTCGCCTGAAGGCCGGTCAGTCCTGCGATCTGCCTGGCGATCTTGGAGGACTAAGAAGTATCTTGAAGATTATAGAAATATAATTATAGAAAGAGGCGGCGCGGGAATACCGTGGGCTGAGGTGCCGGGAAATATCTGCAATGCCCCATTCATAGATCCGAGTACCCCCGAAGCAGAATCCGCTCTAGCCTCTTATAATAGCCTGGTCGAGACCCTGACCAACATCACAACAGATGCCCAGAAGTGGATCATCACCCCCCAAGTCTGGGACCAGAATGGGAACCCCACGATCAAGATAGGGTTCCTGCAGCCGTCTACAAACGGCGATATCGTCAACCACATAACCAGCTCGATCGAGGCTGAGGCAAAAGCGGTGCTCATGAGCACGTTCACAGAGTTCCTGGCGCTCGGGATGGGAGGAACTGGCAGTCTTGCTCTCAGCAGGGATAAGACGGACAACTTCACGCTAGCAGTCGAAGCCAACTTGCAGAGCTTCCAGGAGTCGATCAACAACCAAGCAGTCAGACGGCTATTCGCCCTCAACCCACATTTCGAGTTCGAGAAGGGTACACCCATGCCCAGGATCGTCTATGATCCTATTGTCCCCATAGCCACCCAGGATGTAGTGGCTATCCTGAGTCTCTTCGAGAAAGCTGGTTGGGATCTATCACAGCAGAAGGGAATACGGGACACCATCATCGACAACCTGGGCTTGCCAAACTATGTGGAGCAGGAGACGAACGACGCTCTGCAGGAACACGGCGACAGCCCCATAGCGAGCCTGCTGGATGGCCAGAGCGCAATAGACGCGATATTGGGTGGTGCAGATCTTGCCCCATCCAGTCTATAGTCTTTACCCCTGGCTGATTGTCTTCTTATCTCTCCTGGGTGCCCGGCTGGTGTCCAGCGCGACCAGACGCACCCGGAAGATAGGGTTCGCTGTCTGGATGATCAGCAACGGAATGATCGGTATTGGTTTTTACCAGACAGGCGACGTCCCCCAGGCTCTATTGTTCCTGGTGGGATACGAATACTACAACTTCAGAGGATTTCTGAATAATCGGAGGGAAACATGATTTACGTTCTGACTTATCCCGAGACGGTTTGGGAGAGACTTAAGTTCCACATCAGAGGCACCGTCCCAACCGTACTCTGTGGCGAGATCCGCCAGGGTCCTGGCGTCGTAGAATGCGTTACGGGCGAGGATTCCTGCATCACCATTCCCATGAACCGAGTTATGCAAATTACCTGGGCGTCGGGCTACAAGAACGCCTTCGAACAGGCCCAGAAAGAGTACTTCGACGGTCTGGCCCGGTCTATGGCAGGGATGGCGGTTGCCCCATCTGGATGCACTTGTGGCGAAGACGAAGATGATTGCGATTGCGCCACCGGCCCATATATAGCATCATCCGCCGCCGTGGACGGCTACAACTGAGAGGCCCAAATGCCCAGCTACACCCTCGATCTCGACAGGCGCGTAGATGCACTGATCGAGCTTCTGGACTGCCCCGTGAGATGGTCGAGCAAAGAGTACGTTCTAATTCTTGCAGAAAATCTGGCGATGAAATGTAATGATGGTGGTCGACCAGATTTAAGTGACAGGATCAAGACGAAAGCTGTAGAGGTGATCCGATGAACCACACGCTTGATTATGATTTTTGTGGAGATTCCACAACAGATTATCGGGTTGGAAGGAAGATCAAATCACAGCATATGGCCGCAGAAGCGACATATGGAAACAAGATCCCGGAAACGCTCCGTTCGCAGCTTGTATTTCGATAAACACACCGGGTCAGTAGAAGCGCGGTAATGTCCGCAAAAGCCTAGGAGCGCGACGTGGTGATGCGGAAACCCGAACACATTTACTCCACGACCAGGCCATAGCATGAACTCCGAACTTCTCTCTCTAATCCGTGAGACCGGCTACCTGACTGATGCCCCCCTCACCGATCAGCAACGGTTCGACCTGCTCACTCCCTCGTTCTGGCGCAGAGCTCGAGCTCTGGGCTATGACCTGACAGACCTGCGGCGCAAGCTCTGGCGTGCTGCCGGCAGACCAGAGACCTTCCTTCTGTCCCAGCTCCCTCTGTCAGAGATTGAGAAGGCTGTCCGAAGCAAGTCTAAGGAAGAGGACCCCAGGAAGAGGATCAAAGAGACCGCCGCTATCATCGCTTTGCTCTACAAGCGAGGCGAGAAGGCGATCAAGGCGGCCATCGACAGCAACCTCGATAACCCGGACAGGCTGAGGGCCCTCACCGACCGGATCCGGAGAGAGCTGTTGGTGAATGCGGCCTCTTGGCTGGGAACTTCTATGCCCGGGCTTTACCTGGCAGGATCTCGGGCAGGATTACTCCAAGGGCCTCATGCCAAGGCTGCTCAGGCGATGGCCACTCAGGAGATGAACCGCTTCCGGGAAGTGGATGCCCAGCTGGGCAGACACATAGAAGAGGTCATCGCCGAATCGGAGAAGCGAAGAGTTCAGGCTGCGCTGGCTAGCAAGAAGGTGGACTATACAGGCCTGAAAGGCAGGATCATAGGCCACAAGACGATAGACGGCAAAGAGCTGGGGATCGCAGATTACATTCAGATGGTGGCGATAACAGCTGCTAGGAACTCGTTTAACGAAGGTTCCATCAACCGGGCAGTTGAGCAGAACGAGGATCTGGTCTTGATTTCTCGTGAGATCAGGCCGAACACCTGCAACGTATGCCGTGAGTGGGCCGGGAAGATTGTATCTATCTCGGGAAAGTCGAAAGAGTATCCTGCGCTCGATACTGCCATTTCACAAGGCCTCCTGCATCCGAATTGCATCCACCACCTTTTGCCTGTAGATTATCCTGGATCGACTTAACATGATTTCTGAAGAAGATTACGAAGCCCGCGAGGCCCACCGGGCTATGGTAGCCCGCTGTCGGGCGCTGCTCGATGACTGGCAGGCTCTGAAAGAGATGGGCCGCGAAGCCGAAAGATACTGCTGAGGTAATATTTATGATCATGCGCATACCCATCCTCAAGTCTATCCTCCGGAATCTTGATTGGTTCGAAGAGGCTAGGCGGCACCACGTAGCCCCGGATGGCTCTATACTTCTTGGCGGTACCAATCATCGACTCAAGAAAGATGGTGATTGGGAGGAATCCAAGCACCCCCGTGCAGACGATGGCAAGTTCACGTCGGGCTCAGGAGGCGGCTCCAAGAAGCCATCCAAGACGAAGAGGAAGCTGGAAAGGCGTGCGGAAGCAGCCAGCCAGGGACGAGTGTCCGGTGCTATCCAGACACTCTTGAGTGGTGGCAGCGCATTGGACAAGATCGGATGGCTGAATACGAGCAAGCCGAAAGAGCCCGAGAAGAAACCCGTAGAGGAAAAGAAGCCTGCACCGAAGCAGACTGAACGCGAGCCGAGCATTCTCGACACGATGGCACAGAGTTGGGCCCGTTCCGACGCAGCGCGCGGGAAAGTGCCCGGTCTGGAACACCCATCACAACAGGCAGTGCGAGAAGGTGGCAGGGAAGGCGGATCCTCACCACGTGTGCTGACGCCAGGAGAGCGCCAGTACAGAGAAAATCAGGGCCAATGGGATGCGGACAGGCGGAGAATGGGCATTCCGGTTCCTGGCGAGGAGTTAGCAGAGCTTACAATTCCCGGAAAGAAGCCAGAGCAACAGCGACTACCAAAATACGAGGACATTCCCGGAGCCGAGCGCCTAGTAGGTGGGCCGGGGGTAATCCCCTTCTCGACCGACAAATACGGTGGGTGGAATGGGCTGTACCATTCGCACGACCAGAAAGTAATAGGCAAGATGGAAAACGGACTCCTCCGGCTGGATGTGTACGATGCCAAATCCAACAAACTCCTATCCTCGGCCAAGTTCGATCTGAAGGAAGATAAAAACTTTGGAACGAACGTAAAAGGAAAACATGGGAATGTGAAGATAAATTACCTCAAGGTAAATAAAATACCAGAGGGATTCCCTGCATACACTGACCGCGCCGCGATAGACCGGAAACTCGAAGTTGATGAGTATGTCGGAAACACACGCGAGTCAATCACATCAACTCATCCAGACATGCAGAGACTTGCGATTCACTTAGATGAAAATGGGAAGATCAAAAGCCACCAACTGATACCCATAACAGCGACAGTGCAGGATGAGAACGCAATCTACGTCCCGGCTTTCGGAAACGAGGCGAAAGCCAAAAGGGCAATCGAAGACGCCTTACTGCATGGAAAATATACGAAAGGCTGACAGGGAGCGCCCAAGCAGCAGGAGAAGCCGAAACCCAAAGTATCCTTAGCAGATCAAGCAACCAAGCTCAAACTCAAGGATCTTAAAGAATTGTCTTTGGGTAAGCTTCGCAGTATGCAATCAGCACTACAGAAGCATCCAAAGTTCCGCAATCCCGCATACCCCGAAGGCAAAAAGTACGATAAAGCTTTGCGGATGGTTGAAGGTGCAATATACAGCAAAGTCTGATTTTTATGATTAACAAAGGTATCGATCTCGGAGACATCCACGTTCCCCGATTAGAAGGTAATTCTATGGATGAAGAAGAATATATAGAAGACGAGGAGCTGGAGAAAGGCTCCGATTTAGATCGCGTTCGCGCCATACTGGCCGGTGAAGGCGAAGGCATAGATGAAATCGACCAGCTGATCGAGATGGCCACTGACCCACAGCTCAAAGAAATGGCGGAAGCCATCAAGCGAGACGAATCCAAGCACAAGGCAGCACTTGAGCAGTGGCTTGAGATGCAGGACGAGGGCGGATCAGACGAGCCTGAGCCCGAGGACACACCAGACCCCGATGAAGGCGAAGAAGAGCAGATCGAGGCCGATGCTGACCCAGACGACGGCATATCTGACGAGGATCTTTTCGGTGATGAAACCGAGCCCGAAGAAGAGGCTACTAGTGACCTCATAGACGACATCCGGGAAGTCCTGGCAGAGCATGAGGCCGAGAAGGCCGAGGACGAAGAGCCTGAAGAGGACGAAGACGAGGATGAAGACCTCCCCGAGTTCCTGAAGGAAGATGATGAGGATGAGGAAGACGAGGACGAAGTAAGCAAGGTCATGAAGTCCTACCGGGTGCCTATCATCGTCGCCAAGGGCAGCGATCAGCAGATCGTTTATGGAGTCGTCAGCGAGCCCAATGTCATAGACCTGCAGGGTGACCGCCTGAGCAAGTCCGAGATCCGGGCGGCCTGTCACAAGTTCATGCAGACCAGCCAGAGGATAGGCAAAGAGCACTCTGGTGTGGCAAAGGCAAGCATCATCGAGAGCTATATCGCCCCAACCAACTTCAAGTGCAACGGCCAAAAGGTCAGAAAAGGAAGCTGGGTAATGGCGGTAAAGATCCACGACCCCTCTCTCTGGCAGGCCGTGAAGAAAGGCGAGATAACCGGCTTCTCCATCGCAGGGACCGGCACCCGCACCCCCTTCTGAAATCTTTTCTTGATGACCCGAGGTGATTCTAATTGCCAAACGAACTTACGGATTTAGAACTGGATGAGGTTTCCCTAGTCGGTAAAGCGGCTAATGGGAAGCGTTTCTTATTATATAAATCAGCTAATGGAAGTGTACCGATGACAAAGACCAAGCCCGCTAGGGCTGACAAGGCCGGAGCAAGGGCTCTGGTCAGCAAGGCTGAGCTGCTGGATATCGTCCAGAAAGCAGTCGAACCGATCCGCAAGGAGAACGAGGAGCTGCGCTCTATCCTCCGCAAGAAGGAGTATGAGCAGATAGCCAAGTCCGATTTCTCCGGCCTGGGGACTCCTGAAGAGGGTGCTGAGATCCTGAAGAGCCTGGAAGCTCTGCCAACCGAGGCCCGGAAGACTATCTTGAAGACCCTCAAGCAGGCCAGCGTAATGAAGGCCGAGGCAGGCAAGCTGCTCTATCATCCAATGGGCAGCGACCGGCCCGCACCTGGAACATCCACAGCAGAGTTCGAGGCGCTCGTACAGAAGCACGAGAGCATGATCCAGAAGTCTGGCAGCGGCCCAACAGACCCCAAGGTCCGTCATGCTCTGGCAGTGACCGCCGCCACACGAGAGAATGGCGCTCTTGCCAAGGCAGTGATGGCCGAGGAGAGAGCAGGTGTCATGAAGGCCCAGATGGGGGTGATCTGAGTGACTGATATGACAGCCCCATTCAGAGAAGCCCTACCAGGAGACATTAGTTCTTACAATCCCGATGGAGACATGTCTACCCTGGAGTACTGTTTCGTCGAGCTGGACACCACCAGAGCCCGGACTGTGAAGGCCTTCTCAAGCGGCCTCCCGGTAGGAGTGCTCTGCAACAGACCAGTTGAGACCGCAACCTCCACCAACTTCTCTATCACCGCGCTGGTTCAGTACCGAGGCAAAGCTTTGGTCAAGGCCGGATCCGCCGGTCTGGCGGTCGGTGACTGGGTCAAAGTTGGAACTGGTGGAGTCGGTGACAAAGCGACACCGACCGCGGGAGACGTTATTGTCGGTCAGTGTGAAGTTGCTGCGGCTGCTGGATTACCCGCTACCGTTCGCCTGATTGGCCCGTTCTATTATGCAATAACCTGAGGTGATTTTCATGGATTACAGAGAAACTATAGCATCCCTGGCCCAGCAGGTAGTTAACAAGGGCCTGGACTATTCACAGATCCACGTGGCCCGGCTGGAGTCGGAGTGGTCTCTCGCCTACAGGCAGGAGCCCTCAAACTTCGTGGCTGATCAATGGTTCCCTATGATATCGGTGAACCAGATAGCCGGTCTTTATCCCAAGTGGGCGATGGAGAACCACTTCACCAACAAGGCCGGTGAGTGGAGGCCCGGCAGCATCCCGCCTCAGGGAGAACTCAAGGTAGATACCCCCGGCTCGTATGTGTGCCGCAGGTATGCCTTCGAGATGCCTCTGATGGCTGATATCCCCTACGTGGCCGATCAGGGCTACCCCATCGAGCAGGCGACAACCAACATGGTTACTGACGTGCTCCAGTTGAATAAGGAGCTGATCATCGCCAACAACTACTTCAAGGAGTCTGTTTGGGGAATCGATGTCACTGGAACTGACAGCGGTGAGACCTGGTCTCCCGGCGATATTACCACAGGCGAGACCATTCGCCAGTTCAACGACGCGGACAGCGATCCCCTGGGCGTCTTCAAGGATTCCAAGCTGGCTATCAAGAAGGCTTGCGGTCTGCTGCCCAACACGATGGTCATAGGCGAACAGGCCTACGAAGAGCTGCGGATCAACAACCAGCTGATCAGCCTTTATAGGAACCCACAGGGTGCCGAAAAGGTGCCGACCAAGCTCAACGAGCAGATGATAGCCCAGGCTCTGGACATTGATAACATCCTGGTAGCCAAGGCCATGTACAACACCGCCGCTCCGGGCGATACCGTCGCTCT